TTGCCATTTCTACGTATTTAACCAAAGCTTGAAAATAAACCAAAGGCTTATTGTCTTCTCTAACGTTAAATTGTAAATTGTATCCACTTACAATACCGTGTCTGCCTTGTATAGCTTCGACTAATCCATCTACCTTTTTAACTATTTTATCGTAGTATTCGTTTAATGCTTCGTGTACGGCATTAGAGCCTTCACCAACAGCCTGCCAATGATATACTTGAGATTGTTGACGACTATTTAATAGAGTAGATACAAATTTTGCTACTTCTTCCATTATTTTTTATCTTTTTTAGATTCTTCTTCTTTTGCTTTCTTTGATCTTTCTACTTTTTCAAGCTTACTCATTAAATCATCGATCTTTGTAGCTATCATAGCGATTTTATCTTTGTGTTGTGATGCATTCTTAGGATCAGCTTTAGCAGCATCTACGTGTTCTTTTCTTTTCTTCTCTAAAGCGTCGATAGCAGAAGAGATTTTGCCTGTTACAGCGCCTTTCTTTTCCTCTAAAGCTTCCATTCTAGAACAATACTCTTCGTAAAGCGTTTCAGCGATAGCCATTGCTTGATCTTGGTCTGGAAATACACCTTGGATTTGATCTTGAGGATATTGCGTGCCCTGTAAAGGATTAATTGGAGCTACTAAAGAGCTAGCGTTACAGCCATCGAAAGGCTTTTTAACCATATATAGAGTATCTATTGCTCCATCTACGTTTTCTTTCTTAACTTTTGTAGGAAGTCCTTTGTGTTTTGTTGATGCGAAGTCTGTCGCTGCTTTTGGTTTCATGTCTTTTGCTACTTTTTGTGCTTTTTTGGATACCTCTGATGGCTTAACCGTTCCTTTTTGTAATCCGTGAACGATTCCCATGAATTTTTGTTGCTTTTTAGATACCGCTGGCATTTATAAAAATTTTATTAATAAATATCGGTGTTTTTCATCTCTTGTAGTTTGGCTTTGATCTCTTCGTACATCTTTGTCTTGTCTCCACCTCCCCAACTTTCTACTTCTCCTGATTCTGATACAAATGAGTCTTTTTCTTTATACCATGAGTCTACGGCCTTTTCAAAGTCAACTAAACTTGCGAGTGCATTAGCTTTTACTATGCCTTTCTCGTATTGTTCCCAATTGCCTTCTAGTTTGATCTTGGCCTCCATATTAACAACACACTCTAAACACATTTTGTGAATTGAGTACATTTTTTTATTAACAGCATTTATTTTCATGTGTTTACCACAGTTAGGACACGCTATTGGCATTACCACCAACTTCTTTATACCATCCAATTTAGTAAGGTTCTGCTTAATTCCGTTCTTTATAGTCCAGGTACGTCCCTCTTCTTCCCAAACGTCTCCTTCTGTATGGTCTATATGTTTCTTTTCCCAACCAGAAAGAGTCTGCGTAGCAGCTCCTGTTTGGCCAGTAATAATGTTCCTCATCCTTTGAACATCTCTCTTGCTAAACTCTTTTTTCAAAACCGATTTTTCCATATTAGTCTTTTTTTAATTCTCTTAAGAATTTGTTGAACTTCTGCCCATAGGATTCGTAAATTTCCTCGTGGGTTTTACCGAAGTCCCTCATCATTATGCCTGCTTTGACATTTGCTTCGTTTTCTATTTCAGATCCAGTTTCTCCGCTTGTCATAGTTAACATGCCCAATTCATTCTGTCTGTGGTGCACTAATTCGTGGCCCAGCGTTCTAAGTATATCTGCTAAGTTTCTATTCTTTAAATAAACCGTAATGTCTTTGTTTTCATTTCTGTATCTACCAAAACTGTGAAATTGGGTGGCCCATTCTCTATTTGTTACAAACTTTATCTGAGGAAGATCTTCTATTTGTAAAAAGTCTTGCGCAAAGCCAATAAACTCTTCAATGATTTCTATTTTTTCTTTAGCCGTCATTTTCCAAAAGCTGTTTGTAGACCTCTTAATATAAAAGATCCAGTTATTTTATATGGCTTATCGTATACCGCTTTATCTCTAACCACAATTCCTTCTTGATCTTTAACGTCGCCTAATGGAGAAGTCAAAGAGTCTAGTATCACGTCTCCCAAATACATTGTAGCGTTGTATATTACGAAAGAGTCTATTGCTATTTGAGCGTCTTTCATGTCTGATACCAATTGATCAACTGGTTTTCCGTCCATTATCCAGATGAATACTTGTTTGCTTAGAGCGTCAACAGTTTTTCCGTCTTTTAATTTTAACTTTAGTCCTTTAGTGTTTTTGGCCTTATTCAACCAATCGTTTAATGATTTAGTTTCTTTCTTTCCCTTTGTTAAAACTACTGTGTAGTTTTTAGAAAGAGCTGAAGAGAAGTTGGGTTTGCTTTTTAATTTAGCAGGAATTTCTCCCATCACTTCAAAATCGTATTTTTTAGCAATTGGATTTACCTTCTTAATAAGTTCTGCCAATGCTTTTCTATCGTAGTCGGTTTCTTTGGTAACTCTCTTAGTAGGACTTACTCTTTCAAGTTCTAATATATTGTGTATGGCCAAGAAATTGCTCTCGTATTCTTGAACGTTTGATTTGCCTTCTACGTATTCTATATTAAACATCTTATTGGGATCGTTTAACATTCCTAGTTTTTGTAGTTCTCCTTTAATAGAAGGTAAAGCTTTGTTGAATATCTCTAATACCTTACCACCCACTCTAATCATACCGTGGCCTTCTCCGAATCTATCAGTAAGATCCTTTGAAGTAATGCCTTTAACGTCTAGTGGCTTATTAGAACCTCTGTCCATTACGAACTGAGTCTTTCCGTCTACTTTAGCCAATCTAATAGAAGCATTTACTCCGTCTATTTTTACTGGAACGGGATTTTTGGTTAAAAATTCTCCTGTTTTTTGAAATACACTAACAAGATCTTTACCTGTCTTCACTGAAGGAATATCAAAAGGGTGTGCCATGTGTCCAGCTGCTCCACCTTCTGTTAGTAAATTATAAACTAAGTACTCTAATATAAGGGATTTTTCAAAGCTAGCAGTCTCTTTTAAACTGTTAGTCGTAGAAAACTTTTTTTTCAACATGTTTGCTATAGTTTCATCGTACCAACCAAATATGTCGGTAAAAAGTTGTTTGTATTGTTGTGGAGTAGACTTAGAAGATAGTGCCTGTCTAATTGTAGTGCCACTCATCTCTCCAAATCCTGTAATTTTAAAAGAAGTATGAGGAGCAACGACCAAATATCCGTTATCTATATAACCGTTCATTTTAGTGTCTGATTTGTAAGGTTGAAAGTAAGAAGGACTACCATCTTTCTTAGTTCCTATCTTAAATCTAGGATCTTCCTTCATATCTTTCTCTCCAACCATGAAAACGACTGCTGTAGTCTTAGGATCAAACTTGCTAGTGATCTCTTCTGCCTTGTAGGGATTCTTGACTTGAATTAGATTTTTGCCAAACCCGTATTTGTCTATGATTTGCTTCTTCTCTTTAAAATTCAATGGACTTTTTGGAGGATTAACCACATCAGAAGTAGCTATGAACGTATTTTTGTCTCCAAATTTACCTTTTAAGAATTTGAATGCTTCTGCATGGTGTCTACCAAATGGTTGGAAACGACCTGGATATATGGCAATGACGGTCTTGATCATGGTAATAAATATCTATGCAGCCTGTTCTATCTTGGATCTACCGTTAACTTTGTTGATCTCTATATGGTGATCTACCACATCTCTCATAGAATCAATATGGGATATGATCATGATAAACTTAAATTGCGTCTTAAGATAGTCAAATAGCATGACCATAGAGCTCAGATTAGTTTGGTCTAACGCTCCAAAGCCTTCATCTATTGCCATAAAGTTTGGCCTAGGAAGAGTGGATACGTTGATAAGAGAGGTTCTGATAGCAAGACTCGCCACAAACTTCTCCATTCCTGAAGTAAGTTCAAGAGGCCAAAAATTATTTTCGTCATAAGCAATGTATGCATTTATATTTTTATCGTCAGCGTGTAAAACTACTTGGAAATCTACTAATTGAGCCAGAATATTATTGATTTCTTCTTCAACTTGAGGAATAATGTTAGCAATTAACTTGTGAGGAATTCCGTCTCTGTGTACCGCTTGTAAATAGTACTGATAGTCTTTGAATTTAGTCTCTAGTCCTTTCAATTTATTTATGCCTTGCTCGTATTTGTTCTTATTGCTCTGCGCAAGTTTCCTGTTAGCCGTGATATCTGATATTGTGTCGTTAATGCCATCCAATTCTTTGTCTATAGCCTTAAGATTCTTGTTTAGATCTTCTATTTCAGCGTTTATTTCTTTATTTCTCTGAATAGCTTGCTCTTGTTGATTGTGAGACTCTATTTTTGTTTCAATGTTGGACAATAAAGTTTCAGCGTCGTTTAATTTCTTCTTAAACTTATTGTCTTCTGCGTTGTACTTGTTCTTTTGTGCTTCTAAAGCCTGTAAATCTTTCTCGTATTGTTCTTTTGCTTCTTTAATTTCGATAGCACTTGAGCAATCTTTGATTCTGCCTTCTAAAAGTTCAACTACACTTTCCAATTCTTTAACAGCTTTCTCTTCTTCTTGTATAGAGTTCTTAGTTTCGATAGCGTCCTTAACAAAAACGTTGTCCATACAGAATTTACAGTTAGGATCGTACTTAAGTTCAGCCAACTTTTCCATTTTCTTTCTACTGTTACGTAGATTGGTATTGGCCTGACTCAATTCTAGCTTCTTTTCTTGTAAAGCGGCTGTATCCAACTTGTGACTTCTTAACTTATGACTATAATCTTCTAAGTTTATGTCCTTAATTACCTTATCGTGAATAGTTTTAGCATTAAGATCTTGTATTTTTGAATCTACTAAGTCTATTAGAGTACCATTTTCGTCTATAGAGCAAGTCACTTTAGTAATGCCTGCTTCTATTGCCGATTTTTGACCTTCTAACTCTTCTATATCAACGATTTCTTGATCTATCGGCGTCAACTCAGCTGTTTTATTTAGTACAAGTCTGTTAGTTGAAGCTCTTCTTTCCTCTATAGCAAGCTTTTCTTCCTTCGCTTCGTCTAATGCGATCTCAAAAGTATCAACATCGAACTCTGCTTTCTTTAATAGTTCGTGATAGTCTTCCTTTTGATACTCTTTCAAAAGAACGGAGACCTCTTTCATCTCGTTATTAGCGAGATTGTACAAATCTTCGAACACGTTAATGTCCAAAAATTGTGAAAGAAGGTCTTTGCGGTCCTTTTGATTCATGTCAATGAAACCTGTATTGTTGTTTTGCATGGATAGAGCAGTGAGAACAAAGTCCTCATAATTACCCATAACATTTTGAATACTTTTGTTAGTGTCGTTACGTTCTTTACCGTTTAAGGAAACTTTGCTTCCGTCTTGATCAGTATAATAGAAGTCTACATTGACTTTTACGTTGCCCAATTTTTGTTTTGATCCCTTTCTTTCGATAGTGTACTCTAATCCATTCAATTCGAAGACCAATTTACACTTAAAAGAGTCTGAGATACTGTTCATTACTTGCGCAGACTTAGTAGTTCTAGAACATTTGTCGAATATACAGTAAGCGATTGAGTCTAATAACGTAGATTTACCGCTCGCGTTGGGTGCAAATATGCCGTAAGTACCGTTCATGTTAGAAAAGTCAATAAAATTGCCCTTGCCGTAGCTAAACATATTAGAGAATTCGAAAGTCTTAGGAATCCAAATAGAATTTCTTGGAACTTCTGACTTTGGTAATGCATCGTTGACTACTTTGTTGATCTCGCAAATATCTTTTACTGACTGCTCGTCTAAATCGTACTTTTCCTTCAAGAAATCTACTAATATAGTATTTTGATAATCTATGTTTCTTACATCATGTACATTTAGTTTCTTATTTTCGTTAGAAGATGTAGTAAAGTCTCGTATTTTCATTAAAGAAGTCTCTAATACGTTGTGTTCTTGTTTAATTTCAGCTACTATTCGCTTAATTTCTGACTGATCAGTGTTCCTATATTTGACTCTAAGGTATAAATTTCTAGGTAATTGCGGTAAAGGTTGATAAACTCCTGCGTCCACTTCAATAGTATAGAAAGCAGTGTCGTTTTCTATCTCTACAAACTCTGCAGACTTAGTAGCAAGATCCCAAACGTATATGCCGTGTATTAAAGACTCAGCATGATTCTGTTGTATCAAAGATCCTGGATATCCGATTGTCTTGGCTTCGTTTAGGAATTGTGTTTTGTGTATATCTCCTAGTAAAACTAAGTCAAAGCCTTCAAAATCTTCTACTTTCACATCGTTATCGAAAAGACCGAAGCCGCTTTCTGTTACGGTGCCACTAACGGGACCATGATACAAACAGATCTTAAAGTCGTTCTCTGTTCTAAAACATTTTGGATACTCAGTGTGACTGTCAAAAACCGACCAGTGGTAAAAAGTAACGTTGTTGTCGTAAATGTCGTAAGCACAGGTCTTCTTAAGGTAAGTTAAGTTAGGATGGTTCAAAGCATTAACGATGGGAGTCAACGCATCCATTCTATGATCGTTGTTTAAGTTCGCATCGTGATTGCCAGGAATCAATAATACTCGCCCAATGTCTGCTAGGCTTTTTAGGAAAGTTTGCACCTCTTCTACCAATTCAGGAGTTACGTCTGTCTTAGCGTGCACAATATCTCCAGTCAAACAGATTAGATCGTCTTGTGTAAAATTTTCTTTAATGTAGTCGTAAAGTCTCTCAAACACTCTTCTGTACTCGTCGTGTCTTTTGAAGTTGCGAATGTGTATGTCGCTTACTTGAAATATTTTTCTTAGCATGGTTTAACCCATCATTTTTTTGAGAATAATCTCACCGAATGTTAACGGCTTTGCTTGTTGTAATAATTTTGTCATATTTTCGAAACCTAAATCTGATGGATCTTTACCATCTAATTCTATTAAATAGACTTCCTTACCCAAATTTATTAATTGTTCTGAGTAAGTCAATGCTTCCTTAAGAGCATCCTTGTCCAAAGCCAAATATACTGTTTTTACTTGAGATTCCACAAGTTTCAACATCAGTGCCTTTGGAATAGATTTTCCGAATAGTGGAACAACATTTCTTTTTATAGCGATTGCGTCGAATATGCCTTCACAAAGTATTACTGGTACTGACCAATTCACGAAGTATTCCATACCGATTATTTCTGTCTTTTGAATAGAAGGTGCGTCGTACTTTTGATATGGATCCTTTTCGAAAGATCTAGCAATAAAATAATTCACTTGGCCAACTTTATCGTAAGAGGGAATAATAACTCTATTGCGATATCTCCCAGTTTTACAGTATCCAATGTTATATTTTCTAACGTCAGACTCATTGATGCCTCTATTTTTTAAGTAAACTGCTGCGTGACGATACTCAAGAGATTTATCGTTTTCTGTCATTGAAATAAATTCTTTTGGCAAAAATACTTTTTCCGCAACTGTATCGTCTAACTTCGTTCTATCGTTGGAGAAATAGCTTTTCATCTCTACCATTCTCTCTTTGTCCACTCCTAACTTTTTGAACAAAGACACAGGAGTTTTGCCTTTTGTGGCAGGGTGGCATGTCCAACAGTTGTATTGCCCCGTTGAAATATTGACTACTAACTTTGGCTTTTTGTGATTGCAAATTGGACAGTGGAATGAGTGGTCTTTCTTGTTTTTGTCAGGTTTAGATTTTCCCAACACAGATTCCAAAAGGCCCAAAACTAATTGTTCGTTCTCCATGAATTGAATATACAAAAAATATTTCGAATAAAAAAACTAAATCTTTGTTGAGCGCACTTGAGACTTAAGTTTTTTATTGTCCTGTAAAATAATTATTTTTAAAACCTTCTACTACAGGGGGAAAACAACAACAGCAGCAGTAATATGGATCTATCTAAACTACTAAATATCCAAGAGGGAGAACAGAAGAAGAATTTAACAGAAGACGAAATACAAGCATTGTACATATATCTAAATATGCAATTTGATAGTATGTCTGATCAACAAAAACTTTTGTGGATTGAAGCAATGAAAACATTGGACCCCGAATTTAATGATTACGAAGATGATTAAAATATACGTACTAGAAGGTTGCGATAAATGTAAAAAATTAAAGTCAACATTAGATAAATTAAATATCAAGTATAATTGTATTACTTGCGAAGAGAGTCCAAATGCTTGCGACCAAATAGAATCAATTACTGGAGTAGATATGTACCCAATAGTTGATTTGGGAAAAAACGTTTTATATATTGCTGAGAAATACAATGACATCGGTAAAAAGAAAGAGGTCAATGGGTACAACACATTAGGATTCTACTCGATAGATAATATCATAGAATTCGTAAAGAAAGATTAAATTAACATTATGAGATACAAACAACTGGTTACTAAAAAATTAGGTGAATTGATTAATATGATCATGTACCAAAATTCGCAAATATCGCAATTGCGCCCTCCACAAGAGTTAAAAGAAACGTTAGAAAAAATGCAATACAAGATCGGCGAGATCCAGCATTTGATCGATACAGAACACGACGCTTAATTAAAAATAAAAAGTTATGAAAATGAAACAGCTTACAGAAGAACAGATCTTAGAGAACTTACAAAAGTTTTACGGTCACATTGACAAGTATATCTCTTCGGAAAGAAAAGATGCTTTAATGGAATTTTATAAATCCAGAGAAGTTACTCTAGCAATTAGTCCTGCCTCCACAAAAATTAGTCATCATAACTGTTTTGCTGGTGGATATGTAGATCATGTTAACAGAGTTGTTGAGGCTTCTTTAGTAATGGATAAAGTGTGGGAGCGCTTTGGTCAGAAGAAAACTTATACCATTGAAGAATTAGTATTCTCTGCAATTAATCATGACCTAGGCAAACTGGGTACTAATGATGAGCCTTTCTATATTGCTAACGATTCTGATTGGCACAGAGAAAAGCAAGGCGCATATTTTAAGATAAATACTAATATGACTCACATGAGAATTGCCGATAGAAGTTTGTACTATTTGCAGCAAGCAAATATTCCTGTGACTGAAAACGAATTCTTGGCAATAAAGCTACACGACGGTCTTTACGAGGAAGCAAATAAACCTTATTACATAACATACAGTTCTGACGTAGAATTAAAATGTAACTTACCTTACATCTTGCATCAAGCGGATTTGATGGCGTCAAGAGTTGAAACACAAATTTAAAATGATTGGAATTATTTCATTATCGCTATGGTTCGCCACTATTTTTGGCGCAGTAGTATACAACCTTTATAGAAAAAATAAAAGATTAGAAGAGATCGTACTTAACCAAAGCAGTTTTGTTAACGATACTTTATCTTTACTCGACGATTTTAACGGATTAGTAAATAAAATCGATATGACAATGTGGGTTCAATCTGACCCAGAATTATTGTCACTTTTTGAAACTATAAAAGCAATCCAAGCTAGAGTTCAACAATTTACAGGAAGAAAATAATATGGCAGAAGACATACTGGTTGAACAAGAACAGGACATGGGCCTTACTATAAAGGGCACACCTAGAAAAAGAAAGCCAAAAACAAAAAATGTTTATTTTACAACAGAAACTGAAGAAGCAATTCTAAGATATCGTGCTGCTCCAAATCAAGCCGTTGCTAATCAAATCTACAATAAGGAAATTCACTATGCCTTTTATAAATTAGCAGAGAATATTATCCATACATTTAAGTTTTATTATACTGAAGTAGACAATATAGAAGATCTTAAATACGAAGTTATCTCTTTTCTTTTGCAGAAATTACACCTTTACGATCAATCAAAAGGTAAAGCATACTCCTATTTTGGAACTATTGCCAAGAGGTATCTAATCATTTACAATCAGAAAAACTACAAAAAAATGGTCTCTAAGATGCAAGTCGAGGAGATAGACAATGCAGATAAAACACACGAAACTTTAGTCTTAGAACCTGAATCCTCAGAAATCAATAGGGTCTCTGTAATAGATGAGTTTATAAAATATGTGGACGATAATTTAGTAGATCTATTCGAAAAAGAAGGTGAAATTAAGGTAGCAGATGCCATAATAGAAGTGTTCAAAAAGAGA